AGGATCAGGTTTAACAGGTGGTGGAGCTTCAGGCTCTGTCACTTTAAACGTTGGTGCTGGAACTGGTATTGATGTTGCAGCAGATGCAATTTCTGTTGATGTATCAGATTTCATGACCAATGGATCAAATAATAGAATCGTAACTGCAACTGGTACTGATGGTATGAATGCAGAAGCAAATTTAACATTTGACGGTTCAGATTTAACAGTAACAGGAGATATTTTACCAGGAGCAAATGATACCTACGACTTAGGTGCATCAGGTAATGTTTGGAGAAACTTATACACTGGAGACTTACATTTATCTAACGAAGCAAAATCTGAGGGTAATGCAGTTGATGGCACTAAAGGTAATTGGACTATTCAGGAGGGTGCTGAAGATCTATATTTATTCAATAATAAATCAGGAAAAAGATATAAGTTCAAATTAGAAGAGGTTTAGTAAATGGCTTTTGGAATTACAGCATTTGCAGAAGCTCCATTTGCTGCAACTGGTGCACAAAGCATTACAGTTGCCGTAACAGGACAAAATCTTACAGCTATTACTGGAAATGAAGATGCATTTGGTAATGCAGATGTTTCTGTAACAGGTATTTCTCTTTCTTCAAACGTTGGACAAGTAGATATTTTCGCAGGTATAACTGTTTTTTCTACAGGAATATCATCTAATATAAATGTTGGAACTGTTTTAGCAACTGCAAATGCAGATGTAACTATAACTGGAAATAACTTAAACTCTGCAATTGGAACTGCAACTTTAGATGCAAACACACTAGTAGATCTCACTGGTCAGTCCTTATCTTCAGAGGTTGGTCAAGTAGACCCTTCTCCAGATGCAATGGTGACTGGAGTAGGTATGACCGCAACTGTTGGTGTAGGATCCGTTGTTGTTGCAACTGCAGATATTGATGTCACAGGCATTCAATTAACAGCTTCATTGGGTACACCTTTTGTATTTACTAATGTAGATGTAGTTGTCACAGGTAATTCTTTAACTGTATTTATTGGAAATGAAGATACAGATGCTGATGCGGATGTGTCCGTAACAGGAAATAGTTTAAGTTCTGCAATAGGAAGTGTGGCTGTAATTGCAAATGCTGATATTTCTGTAACGGGAATTTCATTAACTACCGCTGTAGGTAGTGTTGACCATAATTCAACTTATACTGTTTCGGGAGAACAATTAACTACTGCAATAGGACAAGCAACTGCAGATGACGCAAGTGCTGAGGTTACAGGAATTTCTATGCAAACTTCTATAGGTTCTGTTCAGATAACTGGTTGGTCTCAAATAGACCCAGGAGTTACTAATATATGGACTGAGGTTGATAAAGCTGCTTAGAGAATGTATATTAATGTAATTATAGGAGCATAAATGCCATCAAGTTATAGTACTACACTCGGAATTGAATTAATGGTTACAGGTGAAAAATCTGGGACTTGGGGTGATATTACAAATACTAATTTAAATATCGTTGAACAAAGTCAGGGTTATGTCAATAAATCTATTGCGGGAGGAGCTCAAACAACTGCACTATTAATAAATGATGGATCAACATCTTCTTCTGATGCGAGAAATTTAATTATAGAATTATCAGGAACTATCACAGGAAATCAAATCGTAACTGTTCCTGATGGTATAGAAAAATCATATATTGTTAATAATAATACTTCAGGAGCTTTTACCGTACAGTTTAAAACTGCTTCTGGAACAGGGTCTACTTTTGCTACTACGGATAAAGGAATTAAAATTGTGTATAGTAATGGAACTGATATTGTAGAAGTTATAAGTAATATTTTAGGTAATATAACTACTGGAACTATAACATCTGGAGCAATTACAGCAACAGGACATATACTTCCTGGTGCAAATGACACTTATGATTTAGGAGCTTCTGGTAATGTCTGGAGAAATTTATATACAGGGGACTTACATTTATCTAATCAGGCTAAAAATGAAGGAAATATTGTGGACGGAACTAAAGGAAACTGGACTTTACAAGAGGGTAAAGATGATATATTTTTAATAAATAATAACTCTAATGAAAAATTTAAAATTAAATTAGAAAAAATACAAGGAGATTCATAATGGGAGTAGTATCGTGCGGAACTACAATGTTAGACCAAGGAGTTTTTAATAATATAGGAGCTGTTACTTGGGACACCACAGCAAAAACTGCAGGATTTACTGCTGTAAGTGGTAATGGGTATTTTGTAGATACAACTTCAGCTGCAATTACAGCAACTCTACCTGCCTCGCCTTCAGCTGGAGATATAGTTGGTATTCAAGATTATGCAGGAACTTCAGGTACAAATGCTATTACAATTGCAAGAAATGGTTCTAATATAAATGGAGATGCTTCAGATTTACTTATAGAAACAGCTGATGCTGCAGCAGTTTTAATTTATGTAGATGCTACTGAAGGATGGAAAGCAATCACTACATCATCTACAAGTGATTTAGCTCCAAATAAAGTATATATAACTGCAACAGGCGGAACAATATCTTGTTGTGGTGATTTTAAAGTTCATACATTTACAGGCCCAGGAACTTTTTGTGTTTCTTGTGCTGGAAATGCATGTGGTTCAAATGAGTTTTCTTATATTGTAGTTGCTGGTGGTGGAGCAGGAGGAACAGGTTGTGCTGGAGGTGGTGGCGGAGCAGGAGGATTTAGAGAAGGTAAATCTCCACAAGCACCATATACAGCAAGTCCTTTAGATGCAGGAAGTGGAATAACTGCTACAGTTCAAGGTTATCCAGTCGTAGTTGGCGGAGGAGGCCCAGGAACTAATCCATTTACTGGACCTGGTTGTAATGGTACTAGAGGAAGTAGTGGAACTAATTCTTCAGGTTTTGGAAAAACAGCTACTGGTGGTGGAGGTGGTGGAGGCGGAGGCCCTACGACTTTTCCAGGAGCTAATGGCGGTTCAGGAGGCGGCGGAGGACATAATGCTGGCTCAGGTGGCAGTGGAAATACACCTCCAGTAAGTCCACCTCAAGGTAATAATGGTGGAGCTTCAACTCCAGGAATAAGTCCTGCACCAAGTGATTCAGGTGGAGGTGGCGGTGGAGCAACTGTTGTTGGAGAAAGTGGTTCAACAGGTCACGCAGGAGGTGCTGGTGCAACAAGTTCAATTAATGGAACACCTACAGCAAGAGCTGGTGGAGGTGGTGGTTCGAATAGAGATGGTGGTAATTCAACTGATGTTGCAGGAGGAGCTGGTGGTGGTGGCAGAGGTGGTTTTGGAACAAGACCAAATCCTATTTGCGAATCAGAAGGTTTAAATGCAACAGCTAACACTGGTGGTGGTGGCGGTGGAGGTAAACCAAACACTTCTAATCCTGGACCTACTAGAATTTATGGTGGCGGAGGAAATGGTGGTAGTGGAGTTGTAATTGTAAGGTATAAATATCAAAATTAGGAAAATATTATGGCACATTTCGCAAAATTAGGAGCTAACGGAAAAGTTATATCAGTATTAACTTTAGATAATAAAGATATGTTAAATGCTGATGGTGTAGAAGATGAATTAGTTGGTCAAGAATATTTAGAACAACACAATAATTGGCCTGCACAAATGTGGATTCAAACTTCATACAACACTCATGCTAATCAACATAGAAAAGGAGGAACTCCTTTTAGAGGAAATTATGCAGGAATTGGTTCTATTTGGGACGAAGATAATCAAATATTTTGGCCAAAAAAACCTTTTGCATCATGGGTAAAACATATAGAAAGTGCGTCTTGGAAAGCACCTACAGAATGTCCTGAATTAACGACAGAACAAATTTCACAAAATGATGCTGAAACGCATAGATGGACATATATTTGGGATGAGGATGCTTATCAAACAGACAATTCAAACGGTTGGGTTTTGACAAATACTTTATCTTAATGTATATCCAATCGTGGTATGCAAAAAAAGATATTATCTGAAATAGCTTTATATTATGGAGATGTTTCAATGCCAAAAGGCTTTGAAATTGATCGAGAAAAAATTAGCAGCGATATTTTACAATCAAATTTAACTAACAAAAAATTCTCTTTTTCTAAATCTTGGGATATGATGAATACATATGTTATTGAACATATGCATGTAAATTATGATTTAAAGATTGAAAACAAAAAAAATTGGGGAAATTTTTACAAACCTAATGAAATATCAAAACCTTTGATAAATACAGATCCTATGAATCTAAGTAACTCATCAGATTTTACCTTGTTATATGGAGTAGAAGCTAAAGATTGTATTGTAACAGTTTATTATGATGATAATAGACGTAAAGGAAATACTTGGAATATTCCTTTAGAAAATAATAAATTTATAATGTTTCCATCAACTAATATGTACATAATAAAAAATAACCAAAAAGAAAAATTAAATTTTGTTTTAACAACAACATATGAATCTTTCTAACTATTATTGGTATTTTAAATCTGCTCTAACACCAAGATTTTGTGATGATGTAATAGCATATGCAAATGAACAAAAAGAAGTTATGGCAAGAACAGGGGATTATGGTAAAAAAAATTTATCTAAAAAAGAAATTTTAGATTTAAAAAGAAAAAGAAATTCTGATTTAGTTTGGTTAAATGATACTTGGATTTATAAAG